GACAGTGGCGGGGATCGAGATCGCCGTGAGCAGGTAGGCGCTGGTCTGCGAGCCGAGCATCGTAGCGTCCACGGGGGCCGCCCCGACAGCCACCAGGACGGCGTTGACGCCGGCCGCAAGCGCCGCAACGTTGGCTTCCACCGCGTTGAAAGAGGCGATCGCCGAGGCGAGCGTCGCGGCAGCCGTGCCGCTGGCGGCGGTCGAAGTCAGGTCCTGCGCCGGGATCGTGTCGCCGGTGACCTGAGTGCCGAAGCCAGAGACGTTGGCCGGGAGGCCGAGCAGCGCGGACGCTTCGTTGATCGTGTTGGTGATCACCTTGCCGGCATTCTGCAGCTTGACGAGCGAGGCGTTGAGCGCGGTCACCTGAACGCCGCCAGCCGAGGTCGCGTTGACGCCGACAGACGGGACCGGCATGGCGAGCAGCGCGCCGCCCGTGCTGGTGCCAGTCGAATTGTCGGTGAAGTCGTGGACGCCGGAAACCTCGATCTTGAGGCGCGCGGTGTCGATCAACATGCCGCGCAGGATGGCGGCGAGGCCGAGCGACGTGCGATCCGCGACGTGGCTGAGACCCGAGAAATGCGAGAGCTTGATAGCGACGCTGGACATAGGATCACCCTTTCATGGTGTGCCGGGGAACTCCCAGCTTCCTACGTTGCAATTAACTGCAACGGCGAGCCCCGGTCAACGAAACGCTTCAGAGTGGACCGCCAACCGCGCCACTCGTCAATAGGGCAGCGGGTTGCGGGGATCGACCGAGTTGTAGCGGTACTGCACCTCGCACATGCAGACGCCCACGGCTGAGCGGTCGGCATAGGTGATTAGGTCGACTTCGGAGCCGATCACCTTGGTGTCTATCGCCCTGTTGCCCCAGGTGCGGTCGGAGGTCATCTTGCGCTTGACGACGGTCAGCAGCTGCTCGATCAGCACGCCTGGTTCGGCGTCGCCCCGGTTCACCGTCACGCGGAATTCGATGTTCAACGTCAGCCAGCAGGTGATGTACGGGTACAGGAACGTCTCTTTCTCCGGGCCGGCGACGATGCCCAGAGAATACTGCTTGCGCTGGTCGTAGCCCGACAGCGGGCCGATGGCGACCGTCGTGAACGTGACGCCGTAGGGATCGTCTGGCGGCTCGGTGGCCAGCATAGCCTTGAATTCGGCCTCGATCGTTTGCAGGATCGTCAGGCGCACCGATGTCATGTTGGGCGTGGTCATTTTTGCATCTCCCGAACCATTGCGTCCATGGCCCGCGTGACAAAATACGGCAGGCCGGCGTCGAGCGACTTTCGCATGCCCAGGCGCGGCGGGATGACGACGCTCTCTTTCAGAACATAGAGCGGCATGATCGAGGTGCCGCGCTTCTGGAAAATGATCAGGTTCCCCGCCTTGGACGTGGTGCAGAACGTGTTCGGCCAGTCGCGGGGGCTGGACTTCAGCGGATTGCCCGAGCCGTCGAGCGCGGCCGGCAGCGGGATGCAGAGGTACTTGCCATTCTTGGCGGTGATCGTGCCGCCCGTCTCCTGGATGGCGGCGTAGTCCACGCCTGGCGCGCCGATCTGGCCACGGATAGTGGAGAACGTCGAACCCTCGACCTGCACGCTGCCCTGAATGGCGGTGACCAGCGCGCCCGAGCGCTTTGACAGTGAGCTGGCTGTCGTGCCGCCCGGCCACGCGCCGCTGTTGCGGGCGACGATCGCCGCGACGACCTCGGTCAGGAAAGCCTTCAGCTCGCGCGACAGCACCTGGGCCGAGCCGTCGAAATCCTTGCGGATCAGCTCCGAAAATACCTTCAGGCCCTTCCCGGCGTCGGTGAAGGTCTGGTTCCTGAACGAAAATTCCATCTCATAGGCGGCCATGACGACCTCAGAGCGGGAGGAACGCCGAGGGCGCGTAGCGGAGCTTGCGGGCGAGCAGCGCCGCCAATTGGAAGCCCATCGTCTTGACGTCGAGCTTCAGCTGCGCCTCCGACAAGGCCGCGTTGTCGGCGACGGCGATCAGCGCCATGAGGCGCGCCGCGTTCTGCAGCCAATCTGGAACTTCCGAGAGCAGGTAGCTGGTCGGCGGGGTGCCGCTGGTCGGATCGGTGTCGAAGCCGCTGACGTAAGTGACCTGGACGAACTGGCGACGGTAGCGGGTCTGGAAATCTCGGATGATCCCCCGGTCGGCGTCGAGGATGACGTTGGCCGTAATGTCGACCACGCTGGCGGGGACGTTGAACACATTGGGCTGACTGGCGACCAGGACCGAGGTCAGCGAACTGACCAGGCCCCGGCTGAGCCTGAATTCGCTCTCGACCGAAGAGCCGTCCTGGCCCTTGGGCTCCTTGACGTAGAACGTGTCCACCACGGTCGCCTGTTCGAACTCCGTGTTCAGCATCGAGCTGAGCATGGCGTCCGCAGCGTCCAACGTCGTCTGGACCGCGAAACCGACGTCCGTCATCGGGTCGAAACCCAGTTGATGGACGATTTGAGCGACCGTGGTGAGCAGCATTTTGGTCTCCTTAGGTGGTGATCGCGCCCTGGGTCGACGGATCGACCGCCTCGGCTTTGGTCTTGATGACCGGGGTCTTGCGGGCCGGCGCTTCGACCTTCTCTGTGCGGCCTTCCGCCGTATCGAGCTGGCCCACGGTGGCGGTGCGCTTGCCGACGTTGCAGGCGCGGTCGCGCTCCTCGACGGTCACCGGGAAGCCGAGCGCCTCACTGAGCGCGAGATGGCTGGGCTTGCCGCTCGGCGTGAAGTTGCTCTCCTCGTCGACATCGAGCGCGTCGGCGGCGTCGCGGATGGCGGCCATCAGGCTGTCGCCTTGCGGGCGCGTGAGCAGCGCCGAGTGCTTGACGGCTTCAGCGGTGTTGAGGCCGCCGATGATGAAGCGCTTGTCGCCCTTCAGGCGCGCGGCGAATTCGAAGTCGATCGGCACTTCGACGCCCTTCAGGAAGGTCTTGCCGTGGGTCGTGTAGCTTCGCGGGAATACGAGTTCTGCTGTGGCTGACATTGCGCTCTCCTTAGCGGGTTTCAAGAAAAAGGGCGGCCCGTGAGCCGCCCCTTCTTATATCGTCGTTTTGCACTTGATTGCAATGCGGATCAATCGGTGAGGATGTTTTCGTACTGGACGATGGCCTCGGCCTCTTCGATCTGGAAAGCGATACGGGCGGTCAGCACGATGATGTACACGCGGGCCGAGATGTCTTTATCAAATTCCATCGAAACCTGGCGCTGAATGCCGAAGATCAGGTTCAGCGGGTCGGTGTAGAGGCCGTTGCTCTCGGGCATCAGAGCGACCGGGAGCACGGGCGAGCCGTACGCGAAGGTCGGGCTGGTGCCCTGGGTCATCTGGTCACCCAGCGCGGTGCCGCGATCGGCGAGCGTGTCGCGGTATTCGGTCTCGTTGTTCACCGAGACGAAGTGGTTCAGCGCCGCCTTGTTGCGCTGGTACTGCGAGGGCATCGCCTTGAGGCCCTGCTTGAAGATCGACTTGTTGATCGAGACGTTGTTGGCGTTCACGACGTTGCCGAGCGTGCCAGCGATGCTCAACCAGCCGGCGAACTGCGAGAGATACGCCTGATCGTCGGCGTCGCCCGAGTTCGTGTAGGACAGGTTGGCGAGCAGCGCCAGCTCTTCCATGTCGAGCGCGGCGCGTTCGGCGATCAGGTCGATGATCGTCTGGCGCAGGCCGGCCGGACCGGTGTTGGGCAACTCGTTCGTCGCCGTGGTGGCGCGCTCGATGTTGTCCTCCATCACGTCGTAGGGGATGCGGACCTCGGCGATCTGCTCCTTGGTGATCAGCTCGATCTGCGAGGTCGTCGGCGCGGCGCGACCGTCGAGGCCGGTGCCGTTGGAGCCCGCTGCGGTCAGAGCCACGGCGGAAGTCGCGGCGCGCAGGATGCGGGTGCCGAAACCGATCTTGTTGATCTTGCGGATCGGGGCGATCATTTCGACCACGCGGCAGACCCGGATCAGGGTCGGCTGCTTGATCAGCTTGCGGATGAACGCCGCACCCTGCTCGGGGTTCAGCTCGCCGCCGTTGGACTGGAATTCCGCGATAGTGATGTCGGCCTTGCGGAGCAGGCTGTTGTTGCTGGACATGTTACAATCTCCGTTTTCTATGTCAGTGCACGTGATTGCACGGGTTGCTCGCTCCGCTTACGCGGACCTACGGCTGTAGCCGGTATCGAGAAGCGGGGGAGCGCCGGACCGGTCGGACTTCATCGCCCGCACGTTGTCGTCTCCCGCTTCGTTGAAGACCGTGCCGCTCAGGGCCGCGTCGTTCTTCTTCGCCATGACAGCGACGGCCGAGACCTCCTTCGTCAGAGCCGTGATGCTATCCCCCGTCGCCTTCGACAGAGCCTTCACCGCGCCCATGATGGCGGCCATGTCGGCTTTCATCTGCTGGACGTTCGTTTCCACTGCGCCGGCAACGGAAATGTCGTCGGCCGCCGTGTGACCAGCGCCCTTCTTCCCGATGTCGGCGTCGGCTTCGTTCTTGGACGTCGGGGCCAGGAGCTTGGTCGGAATGCCGGAAGTCTCCAGGGTCGCGCCCTTGACCTTGCCGGTGTTCACCGTGGAGCCCGTGACGTCCTCGTCGGAAACCTTGTCGCGGATGTCGAGCGCGCCTTCGATGCCTTCACCCGCTTGGCTCTCGCCGGTGGGCTGCTTGAGGCCAGCGATGTCGGTCTTGGCTGTAGCGGCCTTCAGCTTGCCGGGAACGTCGTCCTGCGCGCCGTTGGTGTTGTCCTCGTCGTCCTGGAGACCGTCCTTGGCGAGGAGAACTGCGAGTTCGGCCTTGGCGATCGCGAGGCGCGCCGTGGCGATAGCGGACTTCTGGGTAGGCGTCTGGAGCATGGGGCTAATCCCGCTGTTGGAGCCAGAGGTGCGGGCACCCGGCTTGGCGTCGATTTCGGTGTTGGAGGCGTCGTCGTCGGTGGCGCGAGCGTCGGTCGAGGTGCCGTCGCCCTGCGCGAAGCCAGCGCCGGTGCCGTTCTGGCCCGCGTCAGCCTTCTTGGTCTTGCCGCCCTTGCCGGGCATTTCGGGATCGGCCGCCGCAACGTCGCCGACGCCCGTGTCGCCCTCTGCCTTCTGCATGCCTTTGCCGCCGTCGCCCTGGCCGCCGAAGCCGCCACCGGTCTGCTGGTCGTCGTCGGTGCCGCCCGAGACCATCGCGCCTGCGGACTGAGCGGTGAGCGCGGCCTGGTGAGCTGCGTGGGCGATCGCCATGGCGAGGCCGGCGTGCGGGTGCTTGCGCATGTCGGGGATCGGCCCCTTCATCAGCTTGGCGACCTCGGCCTTGAGCAGCGCCTGGTCGGCCTTGAACGCCTGGACGGGGAGCTTCTTCGTCATCGCTTGGCAATGCGCCTTGTGCGCGTCGCAGGCGTTGCCGATCTGCTGGGACGCCGTCTTGGGGTCCGGGGCGGTGTCCATGATGTTGCCGACCGTGCGGTGCAGGCTGTCGCCGGCCGCCGACAAGGACTGCATGTGCGTGCCCTTGGAGTGGACCTCGCCGAAGTCGGGGGACTGGAAATCGTAGCCGTCGAAAGCCTTGGACAGGCCCGTGTAGGCGAGCGCCACGCCACCGGCCATTTTGACCACCACGACGTCGCGGGTGTCGGCGTCGGCCTTGGTCAGCGTGACGAAGCCGTCCTTGTCGCCCTTGACGAAATTGGTGACGTCGATGCCGGCGCTCTTCAACGTCGCGGAGATCGCGGCGACATCAGCGCCCTTCGAGACGATGGCGGCGACGAGCACCGGCTGCGGCTCTTCGCTCTTGAACATGCGCTGGCCAATGGAGTGCAGGTTGATCATGTCGTTGTCCTCTGACTTGGTGATGCGGAACGGGATGCGGTTCGCGCCTCGCTTGACGAGCGCAACGAAGTTCACGTCGGTGTTCGACAACTCGGTGGCGTTAATGCTGAACCTGGACACCGAGAACCCCTTCCACGAACGAGAACCTGTGGCTGTGACCGTCTACGGTCTCGGTGACCGTTCCGCGCTTGATGACGTGAAAGTGGCCGTCGAGAGCGTAGCTCGTGCGCCCACCGAGGAAGCTGCCGTCCGCGTCGAACTTCACGGCGAACGAGTGTTTGTGCCCCGGCGTGTCGTCGGTCTCGCCCTTGAGCAGCTCGGGCATTTCGATCTCGAACACCGTGTCCGTGCGGACCCCCATGCCGTCGAGCGAGAACCCGTTCAGATCGCCGGATTTGACCATCTTCCAGATAGCTTCGTCGGGAACCTTCACACCGATCACCCACGAACCAGGGATGAAAATCGGATCGTCGTCACGGGCGATGAAGCTCTCGACAACGTAAGAGCCTGAGGGCGTCTGCGAATGGTTGACGTCGATGTTTGACGTCTCGCCCTTGCGCAGGAAGTTGTACGCCATCTTCTTGATCTCTTCCGGCGTCATGAAGTCGCCTTGGCTATCAGGAAAACCGGGAGCGTAGACTTCCCCGAATACCACCTGCTCTTCGCCGTCGAGCTTCTTGATCTGGATCGCGCCTTGGTCCCCGTCCGCCTTGCGCATGGGACTGTGAGCGGTGTCCCGCTTCATCAGTCTCACCTGCCTGGCGTCTTGAAACACTTGTCGGTCCCCGTCTCAGGTCGCCCTGTACGAGGCCAGATTACATAGACCGAGCCGTCGCTCAATCGTTTTTGCACTTAATTGCATTTGCTGGCACGCTACGCGGTCCAGGATCAGTTGCGGTCGAGTGGCGCGGCGCTGTCGTTCTGGGTCAAAATGTCGAAAGCTTCCGATTGATCGTCAGGCTGAATGTCCGAGTAATCCTGGCCTTGGCCCGTTGCGACCGGCGCTTTTCGCTTCTTCTTGCCCTCGTTCGGGCTCGTCGTGAATGGCGTGTCGTCGCCCTCGTCCTTTGAGACACCTTGCGCCTCGTCGAGGGTCGCCTGATCGTGCTCTTTGAACGCCGTGACGAGTTTTTGCGCCGTGTCGTAGTCCTCTGCTTCGAAAGCGTCGTTGATCAGCTGCAGCACAGCCGGGTCCGTGACGCTGAAACGATCCCAGTTCAGCGCCTGCACCGCTTCCTTGCCCCAGGACGGATCGACCGCTGTCTCTGGCGTCACGCCGCCGAAGTCGGGGAGCTGCAGGCCGGTGTCCGTCGCGATGGCGAGATCGCCGCCGCCGAGCGGAATGTCTTCCTGCACGGTGCCGACCAGCTTCAGCATGCCACGGCAGCCGGGGTGATACGGCGGGCTGGCGTAGCCCTGGGCCTGCATCTCTTCTCCCGTCATGGCATAGAGGTCTTGCAGGCCGGCCTTGCTCTGGTCGGGCCATGGCGCGGCGTCGCGCAGGTCGGCCGGATCGCTCGAAGACAGAGCCCGCGAAATGCGGCTCATCTGCTGGGCGACGTCGAACGTCTTGCCGTGCATATACTGGCAGACGCCGCAAGTGCGCCCGTCGAGCACTTCGTCCACCTGATAGGTCGTGACGCCAGCATCTGTCGCTTCCGACAGGAACCCCAGCGAGACCAAGCGTGACGTCGTCATGCCCGCGCCACTGTCGATCGCCACCTGGCCGCCGTTGCGCACCGCGTCGTTGATCTGGTCCTGCAGCGACTTGTCGGCCTTGAACAGGCGCTCCCACTTGAGCACCTCCTCTTCCATGTCGTCGGCGCTCCAGCCCTTGCCCTTGATCTCCTTGAAAATCTCCGGGCCGAAGATCAGCGGGCCGTGGTACGGCTCGATCGTGGCGACGACCAGGCCCTCGGGCAGGTCGTAAGTGATCGTGACGTGCGAGTGGAACTCCGGGAAATCGGTCGTGACGCCGTTGGCGAGCAGCTCGGCGTTGCGCTCCCGCAGCTCCTCGCTCTCGAATTCCAGGACGACGGCACCCTTATTGAACTGGTGGATGGCGCGCGGGCCGGCCATGACGGTCACTTCCGCCAGATCGTCGCCCATGGCCGCCCAGTCGACCGGCGTCTTCGAGTAGCAGAGCGTGACGTGCATGTCGTCGACTGGCACCGTGGTCTTGAAGCCCTGGCCTTTCGCCCACGCGATGAAATCGTCGGTGTTCAGCAGATCGCGGTGAATGTAGAGCGTCTTGTCGCCCTTCTTCAGCTTGCGCTTCTTCTTGGGCGTCGCGAGATCGGGCTCAAGCAGCCCACCGGTCTCGGCGAGCTGCCCTGTCGAGATGTCGTCCTTCTGGACGTGCGAGGCGTCGTCGAGCCGCTTCATCGCTTCGATGGCGGAATGCAATTGCTTGCAAACGGTGTCGCGCCCGTCCTGCTCGACCGAGTGGACGAGCTGGTCGATGGCGTTGTGCAGCTCCTGCGGGATCGCCTTGCCCTTGACGAACGTGGTCTCCTTGACGGACCCCGTGACGTGGTGCGCCCCAAACAGCAGCGCCGAGACCGCCAGCTCCTCGATCTTGGGCCGAACGTCCGAGACCACGCCGTCCAGCGTCAGCCCGTTGATCACGTCCTGGGCGTCGGCCCAGCGCCTTTGGTCGACGAGGGCCTGCAGCTGCGACCCGATCTCGTGGGCGCGCTTCTCCCATACCGAGCGCATGGCGGCGGCCATGGTCCGTTCTATCGCCAGAAACGCCTGCGGGAGAGCCATTACAAATCCAGTGCAAGTGATTGCAAATCAGCCGTACATCAAATCGGCGTCGTCTTGCGACATGCCGCCGTCGATCGCGTTCTGCTTGGACTTCTCGCGCCACTTCGCGTCGGCGTCCGGGTTGTCGAGCATCTCGGTGTGCAGGTCCTCGTCGCGCTTGTTGCCGAGGGCATCGACGTAGAACATTTCGGTTCCACCCGTGCCCTCGGGATGCAGCTCATCGGGCTTTGGTGACGTAGTCATTGAAGCGCTCCATCGTTGTCGGGTTCTTCAGGTCCAGGACGCCGTACCAGTTCGAGCCCAGCATGGCGGCCTTGGCGACGGCCTTGCCGCCCTTGGTGGTTGGATTGTCGGCGAAGTCCCAGGCCGTCTTCGGGTCTGGGTTCTTCAGCTGGCGCAGCATGGCTTCCTTCTTGCCGACCGTGAATTCGCTGTCGACCGGCGTTGCCTGAACCTTGGACGAGAAGTCGCGGGCCATCGACGACCACGAATTCGCGTTCGGCACGAAGCCGTATTTCGCCCAAGCGTAGCCGCCGACGTCGATGTTGGCGTGAACGTCGATCGTGGAGACGCCGATCTTCTTGTAAAGCTCCATCGAGTTGCTCAGGAATTTCTTGCCGAAGCCCTGGCCACGCTCGCTGTTGCTCGCCACCTTGAAGTACGAGTGGTCGACGTTGACGGAGCCGTCAGACTTCCTCGACAACTGCCGTGTGATGGACACCGAGGCGTTGTTGACGTTCAGCTTCATCACGCCCCCGGAAGAGCGTATGTCCACCTTGAAATTGTCGCCGAGCTTGTCCTTGAACATCGTGTCCATGACTTCTTTCGGCGTTGTATTGCCGAAGATCGGAGCCCAGTCCTGGGCCACCCTCTCGTAATCGCTGTCGTATCCCGCGACGAAGCCGGCCGCCTTCAGGTTCGCGACGGTCGCCACGGGCGCACGGACGACTGCGGCAGGGGCCGGCGCTGGCGCGGCTACGGAGGCCGCCTGGGGGCTGCTCATGGCGCGGGCTGTCGATGTAGCGGCCGAGGGGCCGGCGACAGGTGAGCGCGCGGCTGGAGCGGCCGTGGGGGTCGCGGCCCCTGCACGGGCTCGAAGCGTGGCGTTCATGGCAGCGCCGTTATAGCCGGGGCGTATCTCGTGAGCGTTGAGCGCTGCGGTCATCCGGTCGTAGATCGGGTTGCCGCGCGTCGCCGGGATATGCGCCGACACCGCCCCGGACATGCCGATCTCACCGGAATTCTTTAGCTCGCCGAAGATCGTCAGCGCCTTGGTGCCCGTCGACCAGGCCGGGTGCTCGCGGAGGACCTTATCGACGACGCCCGCGATAAAGGCTTGGTGGCGCGCGAACGTCCTGGGCATGCCGACCTGCAGCGAGGCCATGATCTCCATCTTGGCGTTCTCGCCATGGTGCTTGCCGTTGGGCAGCGGAGCGCGCGGGGCCGCGCCAGCGCCTCCACCGCTACCCGGCGACGAGGCGAATTCGCCGTTCGCCGCGTGGTTCGGGTTGCCGATCTTCAGAAGTTGCGAAAACGGCCACATGGCGAGCCCTCAATGTTCGTGGTGGTGCGCCATCGTGGCGAGCGTGCAGGACGCCAGCTCCGATAGGCCGCTGGGATCGAGCGACGGATCGAGGAACTGCAGGTCTGCGGTCGCCGCCATCACGCGCGTCTGGGCGCTCTCGTCGAGGGCGTTGAAAATCCCCAGCGACTTGCTCAGCCCTACGAAGTCGCGCTTGCGGAGCGCCTTGAGCATCCCATGCGCCAGCTCCAGCCCGGTGGCGGGGCCATCCGACTTCATGGCGCTCATGCCGCCAGAGGCCGGCTTTGTCGTCGGTCCCTTGCCGCCCATCAGCGACTGCATCTTCGGGACGGCGAGCTTGCCTGCCGATTGCCCGTTCGCGCCGGGGCCGGGTGGCGCTTTCGGGCCGTTGTCGCCCTGTCCCGCGCCGGGCATAGGGTTGATCGGCGTGATGTTGCCGGCCGCGTCCATCGCGTGCGTGGTGCCGGGCGGCATCTGCGGCGCGATCGTGTCCTTCAGGCTCTGGGCGTCGTCGGACACCTTCAGGCGCAGGCCGACGACCTTGTTGATGGCGTCGACAATGTCCTTTGGCTCGACTTGCTGCATGCCGGCGACGATCTCGATCCCCTGCAGCTTCATCGTCGCGTCTTCGATGACGAGCGGCTTCGATTTCAGGGCATAGTCGGCGTAGTCCATTGCCGGCAGCAAGCGCATCGACATGGCCTCGTCGAAAGCGTCGCGCTCGGGCTTGAACACCTGAGCCTCGGCGACGACGTAGCTCGCGAATGCGGTGGCGAAATTGTAGTCCTTGGACTGGCCGACGAAGATCGGCGGCAGCCGGAAGGCGCGGCGCACGCGCTCTTCGCACTTGTCGTCGTATTTCTCGAACATGCTGTCGCTGGTGCGGTCACCGCCGAAGCGCTCCACCGTGACACGGGCCTGCGGGGTCTGGGTCAGCGATCCACCCGAGGGCTCGACTTCGAGGATTTGCACCCGGTTGTTCTTCTTCGCTTCGCCCGTCGTCATCTGCTGGAGCGCTTTGCGGGTTTCCGGCATCAGGGTGCCGCCCTGCAACAGGACGAGCACGGGCGGGACGCCGCCGTTGTCGAAGAACTCCAGGTTGAACTCTTCCGCCTTGCGGGAGCCGAGCACGGACGGCAGCTGGTTTATCCAGCGCGGCACCCCGTAGGGCGTGTGGCTATCCGGGATCAGCGTGAAGTGCATGATTTCGGTGGCGCGCATCACGGCCGGCAGGCGATTGCCCATCGGAGCCCAGACGGCGGTCTTCTTGTGCAGGTCGCGCTTCGAGCCGAATTCCTTGAAGTACATCAGGGAGACGCCGTTGACGATCTGGCAGTAGCGGCGCTCGCGGGTCATGACGGTGAGCGTGACGTCCACCCCGCCGCGCGTAACGGTGACCGGCATCGGGACCGCGTCGTCGAGACGCAGCAGGCGCATCATCTTGGCGTCGACATGGCGCAGGAAGACGATCTCGTCCTGGGCGTTGCGGAGCACCTCAAAGAAGGCGTTGCCGGTGCGCTCCAGGTCGCGCCGGCGCAACTTGCGGAGCGTCGTGAAGGACTGACCGGGCCACGGCTGGTCGAAGAACTGGTTCAGCTCGTCGATGTTGCTGTCGTCCTCATCGTTGTCCTCTTCCTCGTCGCTTTCTTCGGCGGTTTCGAACGTGTACCCCGTGCCGTCGCAGTTGGTGACCATCGCCTCGATGCAGGGACCGAGGGCGTTGTTCTCTTGCGCAAGGCGGTCGAGCGTTCGAAGGACATATGGCGGCTGGATAATGCCCTGGTCGCGCGTCGCGCCGACGTAAAGCTGCTGGTATTCGTCTTCGGGTTCAAAGGCGTTGTCCTGGACTGCCCCGTTCGGCGTCAGCCCGCCATTCGGGCCGAGGTCTTTGATCACGCGCCCCGAGGCGCTGACGAGGCTGTAGATTTGCGCGGTGGGCTTATCGCCCTTCTTGGTCTCGTCTGCCATTTATTCCTCCAGTCGAATTGTCAAAATTGCATTTAACTGCACTACATGACAAGACTTTTAGTGTCCATACAGACCCAGCACAAGGCCGACGCTAGCGACCCCCGGCCATCTAGTTACTGCAATTAATTGCGTCTTTATGCACCAAACCCCGGCTGAGTGCCAGTCCCCTCTGCCCACTATCCGAGCCGCAGAAATCGCGGATTCGGCAACCGCCCAAACGCCCGAAATGGACACGGTGGCAATGCGAGGGGTGCCGGTTAAGATGTCGCGGTTGGGCCGATAGGGCACGTTCCGCTATCGGACGATGAGAATAGCAACCGGACTTTCGATCGGAACGACCCAACACGCTAGGTTTGCTCACGCTCAAGCTCACTGGGCCGCGCAATTGGTCAGCTCCGAGTAAAATCGAACTAGCGCATCGTTCAGAGAACTTCCATTTTGCAGATCAGCTGCGAAGTCTTCTTTGAGCCGCCTCGACGTCTTCCCTCTCTG